TCCCCAACATATTCAACAATAACATACCAGAACAACAGAAAGCAGATTATGAACAAGTTTTTAATGGTATAACTAGAACTGTTAAAGATGGGCAAACCGATATATCTTTAGGAAATACTTTTAAAGAAAAATTAAATATAAAACCTTTAACTAAAAATGAAGGGGATGTATTAATAGAAGGAAGATTTGGAAATTCTATTAGATTTGGATCATTACAATCCAATAATACATTTAATGGTCAACCCATTACAATTATTAGAAATGGTCAAAGAGAAGATGAGGGAAATATTGGTTTTTTACCTATATCTGAAAATATTAATTTTGATAAATCTTCTATTTATTTAACTTCTGAGGGGGTATCCTTACCTATTAATTCACCTATTTCTAATTTTAATAGTTATCTTACTTTACCTCCCACCCAACCTAATAAATTTTTAGGTTCTCAAATAGCAATATCTTCTGGAAGGCTTTATTTCCAATCAACTAATGATCACATTATACTAAGCTCAGGTAAATCAATTAGTTTTAATGCTGTTGGTTCTATTAATTTAGATACTAACGATAATATAATACTCCAATCAGATAAAATATATATTGGGGATAAAGAAGCAAACCAATCTGCATTAAAAGGAAATATAACAGTAGAACAACTTAATCTGTTATTAAAAGCTTTTAAAGAATTTTTAGATATTACTTCTAAATTGACTACAACTTCTCCTAATAGTATAAACGCATTAGGATCAACAGCTAAAATAATATTAGACTCAATATCTGACACAGGCCAAAGAAAAGGAATAAATTTTGACCAGTGCAAATCAGATTCTGTTTTCATTACAGAATAATGGCAAAATCATTTCAGCAAATATCGGAAGAACGTTCTCTTAAAAAACAACAAGATACAGATTTATCTAATGAAATAAATGACCAATCTTCTAATATAGATAATATAAAAAATAATATACCTGAAGATCAAAAAGCTAAGGGTTCATCAAATAGTTGGAAATCAATATATAATACGGGAAAAATTATATATTTTACATATATTCCTTTATTATATAGATATTCAAAGGAATTAGGTATAGAGGATGAAATTAAAAAGATTCAAGAAACCCAAGATGAAATAGACTCTAAAACCCAAGAAAAATTACAAGATATACAATCATTAATTAATAACGTATGTCCTTTATCTGATATAACGCAAGATATAATTAATAAACGAAATCAATTAGTACAACAATTAAATTTAACAGGATCAAATGTTAGATTTTTAAACAGTTTAATAGATGGACAATTAAATATATATGATCTAACTCTATCCCTTCTTGAAAAAATAAAAATAACCCAAAAAGCTACCAGTATAGCTGCTAAAGTAATACCTGCACCTCCAGGAATACCAGGAGCTATACCTTCAATATTAAATGATTTGATAGCTACCCAAGTAAGTATTCTATTTTCAGATGATGGTAACCCTAAATTAGCAAAAATTAAAAAAGATATAGAAGCAGCTTTATTACCATTAGCACTTATTTCTTCATATATTAAAACTGCTTTACAAATTTTAACCTCTATAGATGCTGTATTATCATTTTGTAGACCTGATAGTACTTTAGTTCCTATAGATAGTACTCTTACAGATATATATAATCAATTAAATGCTTCTACTAATAACAGTACATATAAAGGATTTACTTTAGAAATTGAAGAGGTACCCTTTAATAATACTATTTCTAGAAGAAAAGCAGTAGCATTTGATAAAACAGGAGTTAAAGTAATTGAAACTGAATTATCTTTTACTACTACTCCCCAAATATTAATACAAGAATTAAAATTTATAATAGATAGAGATAATTTAAAAAGTTAATTAATAAATATTTATAAATAATGAAATCTTCTGAATTTAAAAAAGTAGTAAAACAAATTGTTAAAGAAGCAATTAAAGAAGAAGTTAAAGATATTATTACTGAGGCAATCATGCTTGCTAATACTAATAATACATCAACCCAAACAAATACCAAACAATCATTTGTCAATGAAAATACACAATCCCCCTCAGAAGTATACAAACAAATGATGATGAGTCAATTTAGTCCTAATGGGGATAATAATATAGGAGTAAATTCTAATGACACCAACACATATATTCCCCGTGCTGTTGACCCTGCTAATGGGTCATTACCTGAAGGGAATGTAGGTTTAGACCAAATAATGAATTTAATGAGTGGTAAGTAATGGCTTTTGAAGCTAAAATAATATACCCTTTAGATCAAAACCCAAGAAAAGCAATTGGGGTGTCTCTTCCATTTAATAATAATGCTGTTTTTGGGTCTACTTATTTAACTAAAGATGCTATTAGAAATAATTTAATAAATTTTTTTCTTACAAATCAACGTGAAAGAGTATTTAACCCTACTTATGGAGCTGGTTTAGAGGCATTTATTTTTGAACAAAACAACGAAGATACTACTGAAGCTATTGAATTTAGGATTAACCAAATAATAGAAGAAAATTTTCCTTCGGTACAAGCAAACACTCAAGTTATATCTAACCCTGATTTAAATAACATAAATGTACTCATTACTTATGATATTATAGGTACTGATATATCTGATCAAATACAAATACAATTCAACACTAATGGCCAGTAAAAGAGAAATAAAATATCTTAACCGGGACTTTTCAGGACTAAAAAATCTATTAATAGATTACACAAAAACCTATTTCCCTAATACTTTTAATGATTTTTCCCCATCATCTCCGGGTATGTTGTTTTTAGAAACAGCAGCATATGTTGGGGATGTTTTAGGATTTTATTTGGATAACAGTATACAGGAAACCTTTATACAATATGCTCGCCAACCACAAAATATATATACATTAGCATACCAATTAGGGTATAAACCTAAAATATCAAAAGCTGCAGAAACCGAAATAGATATATATCAGCAACTCCCTGCTACTACTTCTGGATCAGTAACTATACCTGATTTTAATTATGTATTAAAATTCAATGAAAATACACAGTTAAAAACCAATGACAATTCTAATACTTTTTTCTTAATACAAGATAGTATTGATTTTGCCTATTCTTCTTCTATAGATCCTACTGAAATTACAGTATACCAAACTTCTGGAGGAAATCCACAGTATTATTTACTTAAGAAAAAAAGAAAAGCAATATCCGCACAAATAAAAACATTAACTTTCAATATAGGAGCACCTGAATCTTTTCAGACACTAACAATAAATGATTCTAATATACTAGGAGTATTAGATATAACAGATGCTGATGGAAACAAATATTTTGAAGTACCTTATTTAGGACAAGAAACTATTTTTGAAAGTATAAAAAATACCAATCAAAATGATCCAAATACTTACAATGATACTGATGCTCCTTATTTATTAAGATTAAAGAAAATAGCTAGAAGATTTATATCCCGTTTTTCATCCACAGGAACATTAAATATACAGTTTGGCTCAGGCACTACAGGAGATACAGATGAAAACATTATTCCTAATCCAAACAATGTGGGTTTAGGACTACCATATGAACAAGTTAAACTAACTACTGCATTTGATCCTACTAACTTTTTACAAACAGATACTTACGGGATTGCCCCCTCAAATACTACCCTAACAGTAAGATATTTAGTAGGTGGAGGAGTAACATCTAATATTAATTCTAATACACTAACAGTAATTAGTAACCCATCTAACGTTAATTTTATTAATAATAATATAACCCCATCAACCGCTGATTATATATTTAATACAATCGCTACTAATAACCCATTAGCGGCAACTGGAGGGGCAGATGGGGACACATTAGATGAAATACGATTAAATGCTGCTTCCCAATTCTCATCCCAACAACGAAATGTTACCCCTAATGATTATTTAGTTAGAACATTATCTTTACCTTCAAAATATGGATCTATAGCTAAAGCATATATAGAACCTCAAAAACTTTCTAACTTACAAGTAGGAGAAACACCTTCTAATTTGGATTTATATATTTTAGGATACGATAATAACAATAACCTTTCTATAGTATCAGATACTATAAAACAAAACC